TATCAATAAAACCTTCTTTAGGTGTAGTAGGTATCTCAGTAGGCGCAACGGCTTGTGCCTGTTGTCTAAATTGTTGTTCTCTGAGAGCCCTACGTCTAAGATTAGCTGAATCAGTACCTCTTGCACGAGCGTTTTGTTCAGACATCTCTACCGACCTAGGTACAGCTTGATCGCCTAAGAGTCTTCTTATGGAGTCAACCATTTATTCTCCTGCTTCTTTAGCTATTCTGTCTTGTGTAAGTTTATCAGCGTATAGTTTTGTACGGCTGTCTCCAGAATTGTTTTTGTTTGCTCCATCCCCTAATAAAATTAGGGCGTGTTTTTTATCTAAATCATTCATGTTAGCTGCAAGCACTCTTTTTCCAGCTGGTTGACCATCATCACCAATAAATTGATAACTATGAAATTTGGCTCCGTTTGTCATATAAAGCATAGCTTCAGTGAAAGTACCGGGATTGTAAACTCTACCTTGAAAATTAAGTTGAACTGATAAAGTAGGTCTAAGACCCTCTGCCTGTGTTTGTACAAATTGGTTACTCTCGATGTCTCTGTCTCCAAACTCAACCCCAAGAAACTTAAAATCCACTCCTACATCCGCTAGCCCTACTAATCTTTGTGTATCTAAAGCATCAATGACTCTATTTAATTGTAAAGTTGCAGCTTGGTCTAAGAAATTTTCTTCCATATATGATAACAAAGCTCTACGGTCAGTTAAGTTTTGTCTACCTCTCTCACTATCGGGGTCAGAAAGATATTTAGCCCTGTCTGAATCAAAAATATTATTAACTGTAGCATTTACAAAATTGTTTCCAGCCCCATATTGAGATGGAGTGCCTTTGTTAAACCTCTCAATAATTGCTTCAATATGATCAGGGAATTTGTTTGGTTGCGCGCCAGCTGGGACTAGTTCTTTAGAAGCGGGATCAGTAGCACTAGCTAATTTCAGAGCGCCCGAACTAGCAAAAGCTATATCAAGAGGTTCTCCTGCCATAAAAGCGGCTGCAGCTTTACCAAAACTATCTTGGGTTACTAAAGCGCTACCTGAATGATAAAGACCACTTAGAATTGAAAAACGTTCTTTCTGACTTAGAAAGTTCATTTGTGCTCTTTCAGTATTTGGATCAGTGTGCGTTATCAAAATGTCTGCTATATCATTTGCAGCAAGAGTTGTAATATTTTTAATTTTAGCTTGTGTTTCTCTAATTTGTTCTTTGGTTGGAAAGTTCTTTTTAAAACCTTCATCGTTCTGATATTTTTCAGCAAATGCTTTTGGACCTATAGAACTAAATTCTCTTGAGTACTCTGGATTACTAGCAAAAAATTCTGTAAGTCTAGTGCTTTTACCATATCTTTTTACAGACTTTCCAGTACCTACAGAAGTCCTAGTTGCTTCCGTAAGGTTGTCATAAAAACTTTGATTCTGTGGGGTGTAAGTATTTTGAGCCGAAGTTATAGCATTATCTAGTCTTTGTTTATTAGCAACACTCACTGCTTTAGATTTCATGTTGAGTTGATCTTTTTGCCTATCGTTTAAAGATTCCCATTGTTCTTTACCCATTCCAAGAGGTATTTTAGTATTGTCGTGGAAATAATTACTGTATCTACTTCGTTTAACTACAATAGCATCTTCACCAAATATCCTCTCTGCTGCTTCTTGTTCTCTTCCGCCAACTACTCCTACCGTACCTTGTCTGGTTCCTAATATTGAGGCTGTTGTACGAACCCCTCCGTCTTCAATATCCGAATAATCGGCAGGGGTAAGGCCCTCGGTAAGCGTACCAGAGGTCGCTCCTCTTTGGACACTGAGATCCCTTTCTCTACCATCTGAATAAGTTACGCCAGTAAAAGAACCCATTATTTCATTAAATAAATCATCACCAAACAATGGGAAACCATCAGGATCAGAATAAGAAACACGTGGTATTGGAGTAGCAGTAAGAGTATTACCTTTGTACTCTGTTTCATAGCCCCCACCCTGTTTTGATTTACCTGTAGTTAATGCTCTATAGTTATCTTCATTTAACAGTCTTGCGGAAGCTATTTGGTCATCAGTTAAGGTAACATCAGGACTTTCCATTTGTACCATAGCTTTTAATAATTCTGTTCTAGTCTGAGGGTTTCTTAAATTAATTCTGTCATCTGCACCTATACCTAATTCTTTTGCAACAAAATCTACATAACCATCAGTATCATTTTCATTTGGCGGAGCAAACCTATTAATTACTTCTCGTACTGAGTTGATTCCATATTCGCTATAGTTTTCTAAAACTTTGTCTGCAGCTCTAACTCCATGTGCAGTTGAAATAAAAGTTTCAAACCCTTCTGGAGTTCCTTCTTTACGGTCTCTTCCAAACCAATCATTACTTGCGTTATATCGAATATTAAGAGGGTTTTTATTTCTTTTACCAGCAGTGGCATTAGGCCCACCGGATTCTTCAAACTCTCTCCAAGCTTTTTCTATAATTTTTCTATTTGCTCCAGAATAAAGCCCTTCATCTGCCATAGAGGAAACATCACCTAAATCATCAATACTTTTTATTGATTGCCCTTCGGTTATTGCTCTAAAGTAGGGGTCGTTTACAATAGCTGCTAACTCATCTGGAGTCATGTCTTTTAAGCTTCTTTCCTCATTAATTACTTTTGAAAGTAGAGGCCCGGGTGTTAGATCTGCTGGAGTATTACCGCTATCAGTATTTGTTAAATCCCCTATATTGGTACGCCCTGTCCTAGCCGCATCAAACTGTCTAAGGTCTTGCATAGTAGTAAATCTTTTACCATCTGCATCAAAAGTAGTTTCACCTAACTTTCTTAAATAACTACCAAGAAAATACCCCATAGAGTCTGGAGAAACTTCTAAAGCTATACCACCAAATTGGAAAGGTTTTGCGTCTTCAGTAATAGGAGCTATAACTTGACTTTCTCCATCTACACCCCCTTGCATGTTTAGTAGAACGGGAGAGTAATTACCATTTTTATTCTTTTTTAATTCAACACCTCTATTGCCCGCACTACCAGTAGCAGCTTGAGTAAAACCAACATAGTCAGAGAATTGGGCAAAGTCCATCCCAATTAAATCTTCTCTAGCTACTTTTTCAAAAAAATCCATATTGAGATTTCTACTGAAACCCATGTTTTTAAACTCATCAAATTGTTCTTGGAACCCAGCGTCCCCTGCATAAGCATCTCTAATTTTGTTTTCATTTAAAATTAACTCGTTTTGAAATAATGCTAGGTTTCTTCCAGAAGACTGGTGTCTAACTAAAGCATTCCTGTATTCTTCTTGTTTACGAATAATCTCATTCTTAGCTAATATGTCATCTCTTGTTTTAAGAAAGTTAAGAAAAGCGCTTGCGTTCATTACAGTGCTCCTATGAAGGAACCAATAATTCCATATTTGTTTGATTTGTGTTGAGATTTAGCCGCTTTATATGAGTTTTCCATATTAGTGGTTTGAAGCGCCGCAGAAGAACCCATCTGAGTTATCTGTTTATTGATCGTATTAGATATGTTTGAAAGTTCATTTAACAACGCAGTGTTCTGTTCATCCTGAGATATTCTGGCGTTATTTAAAGCATCAGAAGCAATATTAACTCTTCCTCTATCGATTGCTCTACGCTGTTCTAAATTAAAAGCGCCTGTGGTAGCTATACCATATCTAGATCTAGAACGATCTACTATACCTTGTGCTAAATTCTGTTGTACTGCAATATCATCTAATGCAGTATCTATTAAAGCTTGGTCTTTTGTTTTTTTGACTAAATCCTTTTCAAATTCTCTTGTTAGTCCTACTTCTAATTCATAATCTTTTTTGGCTTCTTCTGCAAAAAGTTTATCTGGATCTGCTACCTCTGGTAACCTATCAGCGTCAAAATTGGTTTTTTTAAAGTCTATTGTCCCTATTTGTTTTGCAGTTTCTTCTGCTTGTTTTATTTGTTCGTTAGTTCTAGCTAACCCTTGGCCCGGACCAATACCAGAGTCAACAACAGCGGGAGATACAGTAGTGCCAGCAAGACCTGATAGATCTATATCAAGCCCTGCAAAACCAGCAGTAAGATCTATTTGCGGAAGACCACCACCATAGAGATTACCAAGTGTTCTACTTATGTCTCCCCATGCACTACCTGTATAAAACATCTATACCTCTATGGATTGTACGCGCTATTGTTTTGGTTAAAATATTGGTTATTTCCAAAACCGGGCTGATTCATGAAAGCCGGCAGTGACCCTATGTTAAAGTTATCTTGTTTTGGTAACATAGAGTGCATAATAAATCCACCCGCAACACTACCCGCAGCTTTTGCAACTGAGGCAGTTATACCTGAACGTGCTGTGTTTACCTTCATATCTGCAGTATTTTGTGCACTAATTGCAGAGTCATCGAATCTAGAAGCTGCAGCTAGAGCACTTCCTCCAATAGCGGAAAAACCTTTTGCAGTTTTTAACGCATCAGTTTGTGCTTTATTACCTAACGCTAACACTCTTCTATTCGCTTCTTGTAAATTTTTTACTGAGCCGATGGCTAAATCTGCAGCAGCACTTACATTTGTTGCAAGCCCATAGGGTGACATGCCGGATTTTTGAAAAGCATTCATAACGGATTTAGCAGCTCTGCCTCTAACTACAGAGGCTACGTTTTTTTCTGCGGCTTGACGTAATCTGTCCTCCATTATAGGACTCCAGACCTGTCTCCACGTTTGTTTTTGGTCCTTATACAAGGAAGCCAAAGTTTTAGTAGAGTCACTTACCTCATAATTTTCTTGTTTTGGTCCTTTAGACATTTAAACCTCTTTTCTATATGTCGTTGTTATAGCTCTATATCCTTGCTGTTTTGCCACTCTCATCCAACCAGAGCGACTTGAATCAAATTCTATCGCGACTAAATTTGAATTTTTAGCTACTCTATCTAAAAAATCAAACGTCTCTTCTGCTACATTATACTCGGGATTCGCATATGCTACCCAAACAAATAGCTTCTTTTCGCCACCAAACTCATTCAGTATAGACAAAACTAAAAACCCAGCATACTGTTCATCTTTATACGCAACGACCAATTGAGATGTTCCGTTACGTAATGCCGAATACACATCTGCTGGTATCCAGTCTGAGTATGATCTACTTATTACTTTCTGTAGATCTTTCTCTATTATATTATAAGCAGCTCTTATTTGTTGTGGTGGAATAGCATCAAATACTATCCCCCTAATAGTCGAGCTCCTTTCCATATCGTCCATACCTTTTCCTTGGTGACAAACCGGCGCTTTTATATTTGACTGTTCTTTTAACACCAATATTACCGCCTCTTCCTCTTAATTCTGCATCAGATACTTCAGCCTGAAACAAATTAAAATAGTCTGCGGCAGCCATTGGATCAGTCCATTCTTTGCCCGGTATTCTTAATAATCTATAAATCGTGCCATATAAAATACCGTCACGATAAGTATTACTAAATTCTGTGTCTATACTGTTAGTAGTTCTAGTTGGTTTAAGAGCCACATTTAACAATAGCCCATTTACAGTTTTTGCATTCGGTACTGGTACTAACCAAAAAGTATCAGCTGTTTTTTGTAGATATACTGTTGGTATGCCAGACTTATCTCTCCAGTCGGGGTAGTTTAACTCTAGACTTCTTGGGCTTATGGGATCTAAATCATTACCATCATAAGTAGCCCACTGTATTTGGTGTACGTCTGTACCACTTGGTTGGTCAAACTCATACTCATAAACTCCTGATATGGTAGTTATCGGGTCTAGGTCATAAGTATAAGCTCTGCTTTTTTCACAAAGTTCTATAGTTGCAGAACGTAGGTTAGTTTCTATTAAAGATTCAGAACATCCCGGTACGTAAGGAGCAACGTCTCTTACTAATGATTCAAAACTAGCCAAGTACAGCCTCCTGTTGTGGTGCTTCGTTTAAAGTTGTAGCTTTCGAAAAGTTTAAACTTTGAAAAAATAGTTGGTAGTGAGTTCCAGAACGTTGTTGATTACCTGCAAACTCAGCATCTTTTAAATATGCTCTATACAAAACAAAATTTATAAGCGCGTTTGCAAAAATATCATCTACTTGTATCAAATCAGTAGCTGCACCAATACTAACAGGATTTTTAGAATATATAACTTCTACATAGGCATTACCAGCAACTCCGGGATACACGGAAAACTTACGTGGATCTCTGTCATCAAACATGTAATGTTTAACTACAGTACCATGCGCAGCCTTACCTGTAACAGTAGGATCATGCCAACTCGGTTCTTCGCTATTTATTACATCTAAGTTTACTTTTGAAATTGCCCTAGCGCCAGTAGCACTTGTAGCCGTACCTGACATGTTTCTAGCTACATTAATTAATCTTAAACCATCAGCGGGTATAGTTTGTTCTGTACCAGTAGCTAATTGTACATTTGCATGCGTAGCAGTAGCATCAGGTCTAAAGTTAGCAATTTCTCTTTGTCCATCGCTTAAATAGTCAAACATCTCGCCATCTGTCCAACGCACACCAGTATTGTCCTGTAGTATGTTACGTACTCTGGATAAGATATGTTGTGCTTGTAACGTTCCTGCCATTTATTTTTTCTTAGTTTTAGGTTTTGTTTTTACTGCTACTGTAGTTTCTTCTATAACAGCTTCCATTGTTTTAGCTTTGGGCTCTTCTCTTACTTCTTTAGCCCCAGCTTGTATACAAGCATATCCAATATACTCTGGGAATTCTCTTGCTTCTCCTGCGTATAAACGAACAGCATCACCAGTTTTTAGCGATACATATAAATCTGTTGCTGAGATAACTTTCATAGTCTTTTTTTCCATTTAAAACTCCTGTTTAGTAGAAAGAGGTGGTCCGAAGACCACCCCTATCTTAATTAAAATGCGCAATCTACTCTGATTACACCAAAGTCTTCATTCTGACCAGAAATGTCAGAATTGTAGACTGGTTTTTTAAGACCCATGATCTTACCGATAGAAATACCGTTTTGGTTTCCATAGTCGAAAGTGTCTTCAACTATTTCAGGCAAACCGATATCTGCCATAGCAAGAGCTTGAGCTCCACAGAATAGGTTAGCAGCGAAGTCAATAT